AGAAATTATAATGAGATATTTAACTGACGAGGTGTAGTAGTGTGGTTGATTTCTAACAAGTAAATTAGGATGTCTGAATTAGGCATCCTTTTTTATTTAGAAAAACATTAATATTAAATTTATTTGTACGTTAATAATATATATATTAATTTTGACATTAATATTTAGGAAAACATTAATGCTATATTGTAATGGTGAATAATAATGAGATATTTCAAATGGCTACTAATCCTAAAAGATTCTTTATTGAGTATCTATCATTAAAGAAACCAGTTCTGGAAGTCATGTTAGAAATGGTCAATAAAAAGAAAATCAATCTACATCCTAAACTTCTTCATATTTTTGCATTAATTTTGTATTACAATAATCTTTATAAAGATCTGCCAGAAGATCAGAGATGGAAGAAAGTATTTGATCATGATACTAAAATGCAGATGATGAATGAAGTAGGGATTAATGAAGGACATTTAAATACATATATTTCAATTTTACGGAATATGCATTTACTTACAGGAAAGCAAATAAGTTCCCCTTTTATTCTTTATCCAGAATCTGGATTTGAACTTACTTTTAAATTTAACTTTGAAAAAGATGAATAGTAATCATACTAAACAGATTATCAATGAGATAGCAGAAGAAGAGGGATTAAGTGATAAGGCAATACGATTGATAGTATCAAGTCAGTTTGAAGGTGTAAACAGGATCATTACAGGTGGTATTCCTGATAAGATAGAGACATTTAAGAGTGTAAGGCTCAATGCATTTGGAATATTTAGGTTTATACCATGGAAATTTAAGAAATTCATGTATAGAGGAATAAGTAGAGAAAATTACGATAATTTTAAACGAAGAAGATATGATTCAAAAAGATAGTGCAAACACATTATTTATACTTGAAGGTGAACGTGTTGTAATCAATCCTAAAACATTAATGATACCAGAATTCTCTGATCTATATTCAAGAGATAAATCCCCAGGAAAGAAAAGATCATTGAAAGAGTTTGCATATATATATTATATGGCAGATTATAAAAGTGAGTATAATGCTTATGGATTATCAAAAGAGACACAGTTAGGTATTGATATAATGATGAAGCGTGACTATAAACCTGATCTTTATGTACAAAAAGCAATAGATAAATATAAGGTATTGCAAGAAACACCTTCAATGCGTTATTTGATATCAATGAGACAAAGAGTGAATAGTATTATTGACTATCTGGATAATGTGGAAGTAAAAGATAAAAAACGTAATAAAAGAGATGATGGTATTATAGATGAAACACCTATTAATCCTTTTATTACAATTAATGCGATAGTTGCAACAATGAGTAAGCTGGAAGAGACTATAGAGAGTATAGAGAAATGGGAAAAGAAAGTCTTTGAGGAAGAAGAAGAGATGAAGATACGTGGTGGTGGTATGCTTAATGTATTTGAAGATCCTGATAGTGCTAAATGGTTAGGTAAAAAGTAATATGAATTATGAATATAGCATTAATAATAGATATTGATTCTGAAAGAGAAAATGGACATCAGATACAGATTCAAGAAGTAACCAGAACTGTAAAAGATGAAATTATCCCTACTGAAAATTATAATATAATATCTCAAATGGCTTGTCTATGTGAAGGAATATGTACTCTTATTCATTGTGCAGATCAAGCAGGAATAAAACCATCTTATAAATCAGTTGAAGATTGTATCAAACATATTACTTCTGGATTTGCAGATGCATCATATAAAGGAATTATTAAAAATAATAAATGAAGATATTTGAACTTAAAGAAAAAGAGATTGGTCTCTATAAAAAGATACCACATTATAATACTTATGAGTTCACAGTATCAGCACAACACTTTAAGGAATTCAACTGTTATACACGACATCCTATAAATACTTCACCTAATAGTCAATGGTATAAGTTTTGGGTAGAGGAAGCAAGAAGATGTTTATATGGATATAATATTGGACGAGATGAAATACCGGGATATTATTATTGGTATCTTAATTATTGTCCAATAGAAAAAGCTGTAAAAATTGAAAATGTTAAAAATGAAAGTATTCATATATTGCCAGAAACTTCATTACAATATAGTATAGCAGGACAAGGGAAAAAAGATAAAGATACATTCAATCTTAATATACCTGACGAAGATGATATATTAAGTTTTCAAGCAGAGATGATTACATCACTTCCTGATTATTGGGATAGTGATTATGATTATTTTCATTATCTTGAGGAATGTGAACAATCTGGTACACATGGGGCAGTATTAAAAACAAGACGAAGAGGTTATTCATACAAGGGCGGAGCAATGTTAAATCGTAATTTTTACCTTATACCTAAATCTAAATCATATGCTTATGCTAGTGAGAAAGAATATTTACTTGTAGATGGGATATTGACTAAGGCATGGGATGAAATGGGTCATATAGAAATTAATACTCCCTGGGGAAAACGTAAATCAAAAGTAGATACTATGTTACATAAACGTGCATCATACATGAAGATGCACAATGGTATAATGTCAGAATGTGGATTTGGAAGTGAGATAATAGGTGTTACTTTTAAAAATAATATAGATAAAGGCAGAGGTAAAGCAGGGAAACTTATATTATGGGAAGAATCTGGTAAATTTCCTAATTTACTTCAATCATGGAATATATCATTAAAATCCATGGCACAAGGAAGAATGACATTTGGGTTAATGGTTTGTTTTGGGACCGGAGGAACAGCGATAGAAGATTTGATTGGATTAGAACAATTATTTACACGTGGTGATGGATATAAAGTTCATCTTATACCAAATAAATTTGAACCTGAATTGGGATACGATAAAACAGCATTTTTTATTGGAGAACAAAAAAATAATGAAATTGCCATGGATAAAGATGGTAATTCACATGAAGATATTGCATTAAAATATATTGAAGAAGATCGTAAAATAAATCTTGATCTGACAAAGAACAGGGAGATGCATCTTAGATATTGTGCAGAAGGTTGTATTAAACCATCAGAGGCACTTATGCAGATAGGTAGTAATATATTCCCAACAGATTTATTAAAACAACAGAGAGCATATTTATTATCACATAAGGATACTTATATCAATAGTGCATGGATAGGTACACTTGCGATGGATCCTGAGACAGAAAAGATAGAATGGAAATTAGATTCTAACGCAATACCAATAGATCATTATCCACATACAGATCTTGTTAATATAAATGGTTGTGTGGTAATATGGGAACCACCAGTAAAAAACAGGGAAGGTATAATACCTCATGGATTATATATATCAGGTAATGATAATTATGATCATGATCAGGCAACAACAGAATCTCTTGGATCTACATTTATAATGAATCGTATGACTGAAAGAATAGTAGCAGAATATACTGGTCGTCCTGCAACAGCATCCATGTTTTATAATACTAATAGATACTTATTAATGTATTATAATGCTGTGCAAAATCATGAGAATAACCTTAAAGGATTAATGAGTGATATGATCAAACATCGTTGTTTGCATTTATTATGTGATACACCTGATATAATAAAAGATAAGGTAGATGATAAAAGAGTATTAAGCAGGGCAAAAGGAACACCAGGAACAACACCTATTATTAAATATGGATTAGAGTTAATTCTTGAATGGTTAATGAGACCTGCAGAACCAGGAACTGGCAGATTAATATTAAACACTATAAAGAGTATAGCATTACTTGATGAGTTGATATATTATAATAGTAAGGGAAATTTTGACAGATGTTTGGCATTAATATATTTACTCATATTACATGAAGATAAATGGCAACATAAACCCGATATAGATCAGTTAAAGAAGAAAACATTACATCCATTCTTTGCTAATAATCCATTAGTTAAGATGAATCAAAAATCTAATAATAATATAATGAATCTCAATTTTAATACAAAGAATATTTGGGATAAATAATTTTGTATATATATATTAAAGGTGTAATTTGCAAATTAAATTTTAAATAATATGTCAACCAAGATATTTAATTTCCCAAAACAGAAGTTATCCTACAAGGAAAAAACTAAGGAATGGGCAATAGAGAATGTAAAAGCAGGTATTACATTAGCCGCTTATGATCCTGGGAAATTAAGAAAGACAAAGGCAGAAATGGATCTTAACTATAATCTTATCTCAGGTAAGTTTGATGAGAAAGATGTAGATAAGTCATTAAATCCACAAAACCTTAAAGGTGTTCATTTCCCTGCAAAGATTCAAAACTATCCTATAGAACTTACAAAACTGGACGTGTTAAAAGGAGAAGAGTTATCACGTCCTTTTAATTGGTATCTACGTGCAACAAATGATCATGTAGTAATACAAAAAGAAGAAATTGAACAGAAAGAGATTAAGAACTATCTTGAAGGAACATTAGATAATCCTAATATTTCAGAGGCACAGATGAAGAGGGATCTTCAAAAGATGAAGAAATATTATAATTATGATTATCAGGATGAACGTGAAGAGATGGGTACACGATTATTGCAACATTTATGGAAAACACAAAAGATATCATATCTTACTACAGATGCTTTTTACGATATTGTAACAGTAGCAGAAGAAGATTATGCTTGTGATATTTTTCATGGAGAACCATTTAACAGGAAAGTGAAACCATCCAGCCTGTCAATATTTGGTAATGGGGAAAGTAATTATATTGAAGATAGTATGATAATAGTAGAAGATAGTTATATGTCTACTGGGAGTCTTACAGATCTTTTTTATGACGAACTGACAGAAGAACAGGTTAAGAAGTTTGATGAAGGTGTTAGTGCAAACAGGTTTGGTAATAATATAGTATTATCAGGTCCTATCAACTTATCAGAAGAATATGCAATGCAGATGGGTACTCAATTAGTTCCATTAACAAGTCAAGATAATTGGGCATTTGCAGGAGGATATGATAATAATGGGAATATAAGAGTAACAAGAGTAGTATGGCAGTCAAAGGTACAAGTACAGAAACTTACATATTATGAAGATGGGGAAGAATTACATGATTATGTATCGGAAGATTACAAACCTAATATTGCATTTGGTGAAAAAGTAAAGAAAGAATGGATAACAGAATGGTGGCAGGGATACAGGGCAGGGAATGATGAATTCCTTAAACTGGAACGATTGCCACGATTAGGTATGACATTTAATAATCCTTCAAAGATTAGACCACCCTATATCGGAACAATATATTCAATAGGGAATAAAGCATATTCTCTTGTTGATAGGATTCGTCCATATAAATATCTTTATAATATTACCATGACACGTGCAGAAATGGCAAGTGCAAGGAATAAAGGTATTCTTGCTGAACTAGATCTTGCACGTATACCCGAAGGATGGGAACCTGATGTATGGATGATGTATGCAGAACTTAACGGATGGTTTATTACTGATTCATTTAAAGAAGGTAATGAAGGTGCTGCAATGGGTAAGTTGTTAAATAATATTAATAACAGGGCACCATCAACAATGAACCTTGATTCATCACAGGTTATAATGGCTAATCTTGAATTTGCCAGATATATTAAGAATGAAATAAATGAGATAACAGGTATTACACCACAGCGTGAAGGTGCAATGCAGAACAGGGAAACACTTGGGGGGATTAATAGGTCATTACAACAGTCTACATTTATCACAGAACCATATTTCTATATACATGATAATACTAAATTGAGATTACTGGAACTTAATCTTGAAACAGCAAAACATTGTTACAAGGATCAGGATTTCTCACTTAATATCATGGATGATGGATTGATTGGTAAAGTATTGAAAGTAAAAGGTAAGATGTTATCTGAAACAGCGTATGGGATGTATCTCAGTGATGGGAAAGATGATGCAGAACTATTCCAGTATATACGTCAATATGCACATGCAGCACTACAAAATGATACAAGTAAGTTTAAGGATATATTTGAGATAATGAAGAGTAAGAGTATTGCTGCAGTAGGAAGGAAGATGGAAGAAGCTGAAGATGAAAGAGTAGCAGAAAAAGAACTTGATGCACAGAGGGCAAATGAGGCACAGATGAGTGCAACAGAGGCACAGATAAAATGGGATCAGATGAAGTTTCAACAGATGACAGAGATTGAATTAAAGAAATTAGATAACGAAATTGTAATGAAACAAATAGATCTTCAGGGATTAATGTATAAGACGGATTCCGGTACAGATGTAGAAAGATCACAAATTGAAAAAGATATTAAAATATCACAGGATAAACTTAAAGGACAATTAGAGGCACTTAAACAAAAGAATGAAGAGTTTAACCGTAAGTTAATACAAGACAGGGAACAGTTTAATCAACAGATTGCACAGAAGAAAAAACAGAAAGTTGCATAATTAATTTGTATTAACGTGGACATTAATAGTGTTGAATAATTATAA